TTCGACTACACTTGTAGCCTACTCTACTCGGTTCAGATTTTCTGCGGCCTTTCGATAGTCTGTGAACTATAAATTTTATAGCTGCTGATTGTCTTCTACTAACTTGCTTCTAATATCATCCGACATGTGAAGTTTGTCTAGCTAAGATTCCCAGTCAATTAATAGGGTTTTCTACTCAATGTCACCACTGAGCACCACAATATTATTTATGGTAAAAGGTGTAAAGCTCTACATGCTCTTTTGGATCGTGATCCTTTCCAACTACAACATAGCCAGCTTCTTGCAATCTTTCCATTGTAAGTATAACAGATTTTTTGCACAGAATAGCCCCTGATGATTGCAGTCGTAAGTTTAGAGCACTGTGAGAAGACCGACAATTAAGTTTTCTTCCATCAAGAGCTTTTAAATAGCCTTTCTCTGATAGTTTTGTGAACTTCTCAATTGTTCTTCCTAGTGGCTCTAATCCCTGCATGTATCTTGATCTTATGATTGATCCGCAGACCGTCTCTTGAGCCTCTTTATAACTTAGTGATTCTTTCTTAGGGTTCCACTGTTTGTGTCTCCACTTTCCATGAACATCTTGTATCCAGCCTCGTTGTAATAGCTTCTCTGTAGAGGCAAATCTTTCCAAGGCACCTTCGACATCAACTAAGCTTCCGAGTTTAGCATCACTTGCACCATATAATAACGCATATGAGAAGCCTTTAGTAGCTCCCCTGCTTGAAGAGAATTCAGGTATTTGCTGATAGCATGCAGTATGGAAATCTCCCTCTAAGATCAGATCTCTCGTCTCTTGGCAGTCAATTTCGTGAGCTAAACATCTCATCTCAAGCGCTGAGCTATCTATACCTGCCATCCGACAACCTTCAGCAGCCACCCAGCAAGAGCGCATCTCTTTGCCCCATCTTGCACCCGCAGAGGGTACATTAACAATAACAGAATGTCGCGATCTAGAAGTAGGCGTTCCTGCTGTATTGTTTATACTACTCACCCTCCCATCCTCTCTGATGTGGTTGACCCATCCTTTATCTGGACGAGAAGAGTTTTCTACAGTAGACTTTCTAGACTTAGTTATAAGATAGTCTTTAATCAAAGCACCTATACCATCCTTGCCTATAGAATCAAAACTATCTTCCGTAAGTTTAGGATTACCCTTTTCTGTATATTCAGTAGGAGTCCAATCTGTATACTTAGTCAAATATTCAATAACCTGATTGTTAGATCCAAGATTATAATGATTCCACTGTATTCTGGTATATGGTCCTGCAACGTCAGTATCATCCATCTTAACTAAAGGGGGATCAGTCAATCCTGCATCATCTTCATAACAGTTAGGTCGTCTAGGCTTCGCCTCCTTAGCAGGACGGGCTTTTCTAGCTCGGACAGCCTTTTCTATTACTTTACCATTATCGTCTAATACAGCAGGGCTAGCGAATCGCTCAGGCTCTTCTGGGACATAATCTGTAGCATCTTTTCCTAACCAATAGTTTTTAACATTCTCACTAGGATCACCATCTTTCTTGAATGGGTTCCAAACAGGTGTAGGTTTATTAGCTGCACCTTCTTCCCAGCACCAGCCAAGAGGTATCTTAGATAGGTTAGTGTTCTTTAACATGCCTTCACAGTAGGTTTCAAAGTTTATTGGTGAACCACAACCATCAAATGATAATCTGAACGGCATATCTGGTAAAAGCTTGTCTTCAATATCAGCTAAGTGTTCATCCCACTTCTTAACAAGGCTACGTGCATATTCTTCATCAATAGGAAACCCGTGGATTTCTGACCAGCTAATCCAGTATGCTGCATCCATTTCAGTTTGAAGTGGCCCTGTCCAATCGATATTACACTCTAGACGATCACGTTCTCTCTCTTCTTGCAATGCATCATACACATCACACTGAATCTCAACGTCTCGCCAGCATCGTCTATACATGTCAATTGAAAAGTTTAACCAGTCTTCATGTTCAACCTTAACACCATTTCCTAATCTAAGAGCCCAGCTTTCAAGGCTGTGAGCTGATGACTTTGATCCTTCAACAAGTTCTCTATCGCAGAATTGGGTAGAACTTTGCACAAACGTATCCCACCTTTTTTCTCTTGGAAGGAAATAGTCTAGCAAATTACCCATAAGAGGGAAGTCGTATTTCATACCAAAATGCATAACCTGCAGACCCACATGATCGCAAAACTTAGGAAGAAGGCTTAGTGGAAGTATTTTGACATCTCCCCTTCCATGCTGTCTATTATGTCTTTTTAAAGCTCTTTCATGAGTCTTCAGCATTTCATCATTTATAAAGTCATAACACTCTCCTCCCGATTGGGGGATCTTGTAGCAGCACATCCAAATGGTATTTGCTTTAGGATGTATTTTGAGTACACCTCCTTTCCACTCCTTTTTATCTTCCAATAGTCCGTTTGCTTCAATATCTCCACATACTAAGGCATCCTTGATCCTATCTGGAAACTTATAATTTTCAATAAAATCTTTATCCAATATATGCTCCTTTTATGATCTTAAACCCTTTATGGAACTTTCCAGAGGACTCTGTAGACCTGAGACTAGTTCTGGATATATTGTTTTCCCTGCAAAACTCTCTCAAATTATATACTGTGAATTTTTCTCCTTGTTCTGAGATCAAATCATAGTGTCTAGCATTCGCCTCTATTGCATTATTAGTTGCTGTATCCCATCTGCAATTGTCAGGTTCATAATTACCCTTATCACCGTTCCTACAAATGTGCAACCCTTTCTCATAGCCATTCTCCTCAGCCCAAGCTTTAAACACTAGAAAATCTTGATCCCAAGCTTGGAATACTTTACAAATATCTCCTTTTAATGTTCTTCTCTTGGCCCTTGATTTCATGTCATACCAAACTTGTAAAAGGTTTGTACCTGTAGACTTGTGTGTTGTCCTTTTACATCCACAACTATGATTCTTCCTCTTCACCATATTTTTGAAAACTGTTTCTATAATTTCTCCACAGTCACACTTGCATCTTGCGATTCTACAATGTCCTCGCTTCGCCACCTCACAGATAACAACCAAGTGGCCATGACGTTGTTCAGGAATAATTTCCAATCTTTTTCTCGCTGATCCAGCCATCACACCCTCCTCTTAGTTATTGTGATTACTCTTTTTCTAATATATCCTTCATTGCACCCCTTGCGCCTTTCTTCCACTTCCTCAGGTATAGTATTTCCTCTAGCAGTTCTACAGGGAGTGGATTATGGTTCAAAAAGATATCCTCTGAATTACTTATAGGAACAGACCAACAACCTAGGTGGTTATATATCTTACAACGCCCCGAGAATACCTGTATGTAGTCAATCCTATTACCTACATTGATAATGTGCGTTGTACCTTTTGGCTTGTTTTCTTTGATATGTTCTAGCACCTCTTCATTAATCACCTATTGCCCCTCCTCTTAGTTGTTTGGCTTGATTATTGTTTAACTAACTCCCTTCAATGGTTTTAGTGTCAACTAATGCATAATCTACAAATCCGCAACAATCTTTCGATACAGATATACCTTGTTTTTCGGCATCCTCTCTTGACATTTCTAAAACCTTTTGTGTATCTTGTGAAACTACTCCCCAACAAATACCATCAACCTCTTCTGACCAACCATCACATGCGTTGTCTCTGAAATAGTCTAATGAGTCTTGAGCTGATTTTTCTGCTTCCAGTGCTGTACCATGTGTCTCAAATCCCGCATCTGGACAATAACTAAAATACATATGGCGCTCCTCAAAAGCTATCTACAATTTTTCCAATCTGGTTAGTCACTACATATCCTGTAAAATGTGTATTGCTACTACCGTCTTTTGAGAGCGAGTAGGTTGTGCCTTTTTGTGTTGTGTAATCATTATATACTGTGATTTCACAATAGGTTGTACCTTCTAGCACTGAGTAATTATTACAACACAGATAGTTCGTTGTTGACTCTGCACCATTTTCTTTTGTTTGTAATTTTATTGTAAACATATGTTTTCTCCTTAATTTTTGACTAATTATCTAAATTTACTTATCCACGTACACTTATGCTCTGCACGAGTAATAGCTGTGTACATCCAACGTCTCTTCTCAGAAATACGTCCTTTCATGTTCTCTTCTATGACAACGATTTCTCCGAATGAACTGCCTTGGACTTTGTGCCCCGTAAGTGCATATCCAAATTCAAAATAATTCTTAGTCAATTTACCTGTCATAGGTGGATGTTCTTTCCCAAGGAAGTATTCAGGATGCACCTGTACCTTGTAGAACTCTTTTCCTACCTCATCAACAAGATCCATAACAAGTGTACCACCTTCGTATACTATGTGTTTAACAAAGACTACAAGTCCATTTACCAGACCCATCTCTCTATTATTACGTATACATATAAGCCGTTCACCTACTTCTGGGAATGACCCACTGAACCCTCTATAAGTTCGTATCATGTCATTATAGAAGTGTCTGGTTTTGTTGTAATAACATATAACTGTATCAGCGTTGGCTATGAGATCCTTATCATTAAGTGCATCACTGCCTAACTTAATCATATCCTTCTTAACACCGTAGACACCTTTGTCCACATTCTTGCCAAGACGTACATCTGTAGCTACTGAGATAATACCACTCTCCAGAGCTTGCCTATGTACATGTGTAAGCATGAAGTCAGGTTCTGACATTACGTTAGGACGTGTATCATTCTTGTCAGTTACAATAGCGCTGAGTTGCCCTATGTCACCTAAATATACAATAGGTATACAAAGCTCTTCCAAGTCTTGCCTTAAGTCATTAGCTAACATAGATGCTTCATCTACAACTATTAGATCTGCACCTACTTCATCTCTATCTTTTTTGATAGGGACTAATCGATTACCTTCTGGTAGCCAGTTATAAAGCAAGTAGTGTAACGTATCACAGGCCACACCTTTCTTCCTTAAGACATCTGCTGCTTTACCTGTGTAAGCTGCTGACTTAACATATGGCGTACTTCCATCAGGGTTTTCAAGATCAGATAGTACTAGACTCATCAAGGTTGATTTTCCTGTACCACTGTATCCAGATAGGACAACAGGTTTAGCCGTCCCGCCTATATTCTGCTGAACAGTCCACCACTCTTTGATACCATTGTAAGCTTCAAGTTGGTCGGAATCTAGATCAGCTACAGTTAAACGTCTGTGAGCCTTGCTGACAGGTACTGTAACAGCTTCTAGTTGATCAGTAGTGCCATTGCCTTGATTAAGTAGTTTACGCTTCTCTCTGTCTCTCCTACGCCTCTCTGTCCTGCGTTGCTGTGTACGTGAGGGAGGAGCTGAATTGTTTACTTCATTCAAAAGTTCCTCCTTATTAAACTGCTTTATTATTAAAAGAATTGCCCACCTTTGGAACAAAGTCTTCTCTATCTCGTTCCTTAATAGCAGCTTCAACATCTTTCTTATGTAAGTCAGGATTGTAACTAAACCTACCAGTCTTGGTGTTGTATTCTAGACAACCTTTGGTTAACCCTAATGTACCTGTCTCTCGTATCTTCAGCCACCTGATGAAACGAGTATTGCCATAGTCTTCGTCCTCATTCCATCCTTCGATAGCTCCAACCGAAAAGCCTAACTGAATTATAGACTGAGATCCACGTAATAGGTTAGGTGTAATTTCTGATCCCTTCGCTACGTCCTTTTTTGAATCCCCACGGTTAATGTGTACGACAGAGAGAATATGCACAGGAGTATGTTCTACAAATCTGTATATCTTCTCAAGCAAAGTGTCTATATCTTTTCGTTCATCATCTGATCCTGTTACAACAAGTGAGATGTGGTCAAGTATGATAAGCTTACAACCTTTGGCAACCAAATAACGTATCTTGTTCATAAGGACATCTGGGTCAATTGAACCTGAGTGATCCAAGAACATCATGTTGTCGATAATCTCAGCTTTTGTCTTGAGCTTATCTTCCAGTGGTTTTACTGAG